TCTCCTCATAAGGCGTTCCGTAAAATTTATTATCTTCGAATTTATAAGTATATCCGTATTGATTGCAGAAATTGACAATCTTATCCAATAGACCAACATAGATCTGCTTGGATCTCATATCAAATAAATGTATTTCTCCATTCCAATTCCTACCACGATACTGTGGCATAAACTTTGCATTTGGAACTTCAAATTTGAAATGATCTCTTAACTCATATTCAATATGAGGTTCTGTATTAATTTTTAAAAATACTTCGTTAGATTTGGATATAACAAGGTTTGCTGTCGTATCAATCACGATGGCTAATGCATCTGACTGTATTTATTAGTTGTCGTCAGGTCTATCCATATCTGTACGATTGAATTGATGATCCAATAAAATTCTAAAAAAGTTATCTTTCATATCAAAAAGAGCTTGCTGTTCTTCTGGATCTCCGCCAGGCCATTTATCAATAGCAATTGATAATGCTTTGTGTATGATTCTAACTCCTTGTATTGGAGTTTCTATGGTATAAAATTCTTCTTCCCTGAAATCTTCATTCATCATCCTAACCCCGAATTAAATCTCATAAATTCTATAGAGTTTTTGATCTGATAAGTTCGATTAGAAATCTGTTTCAAAATACTCTCAACATATACTAGCATAGTATCGTAATAATCTATCTTTAAACATACTCCGGATAGTTTTTCGTCAGCATCTAAGTATTTTTGCATGGTATCCTTATCTCTAATTTTCTTTGGGAATGGATTGTCTATGTAAATATCTGGGTCGGCTTTACCACTGAAGTATTCGTATCTTTCATGTCTGATGTTTTTTCTTTGCTGCTCTGCTTTCTTTCTTAGTAAAAATATGGTATTATATATTTCAAAGTATTTTGCGTGAAGTGAAGGAATATTAGTTGATTCTATATGGAGATTGTCCATATCAATTTTAGCATCTTTTTCCCACATTTCTTGAATCTTGTCAAGATCAAAACTCATGATAATAAATTGCCCCTCATATCATACATGTCAAATATAGTATACTTGAAACTTACCCTTGCTGTAAAGTAGTCATAATCTGTATCCTTTGCGTTGAATTGTAGAGTACTCAGTGTGTATGGAAATAACTGACTGAATCTGATCTCAATATTTGGTTGAAAGTTGCTGTTTAAGATAAAAAGAGATCCATCAGAATACATATTATTCAATTCTTTAGTAGATCTGGTTGAGAATTCTTCCTGTCTTTTGCTCATTAGTCTTTGATATTCTCCAATATCTTTTGGATATCCAAGTCCTCTTATCCAATTATGAATTTCTAGATAATTTTCAAAGTCTTCATCTACAATGAATTCTAGATCAAAATCACCAAAACTAATCTTATCTCCAGGAATTGGAGTATCTCTCAAGTAAGTTGGTTGAGTAGCAACTCCAAGATCCAAACTAGGAATGTTAGCTGTATTGGAAAAGAAGTCAACCTTTTTAGCCCTGGTCAAAGAGAACTTAAAACCTACTGGTGATAAGAAATTTTTATTCTCCTGCTGGTTTTTTAAAAAATTTGAGGTCGTCATTTTTTGAATTATTTAGATAAAAAAAGAGGGCCTATTGACCCTCATAATTAAATTGTTTGAATTAAATCAACCTTTGATTGCTAACTTGGTTGAGGAAATAGCCTTTCCTGCCAGTACTGATGGAGAACCAGCAGTTTCTGATAGTGTACCATCACTCTGGACATAATACTTCTGACCTGGTGTCAAACTAGACTGAGCATCATCAACAGAACCAATCAATTGGACTGTAGCAGTCTGGCCATTGGAGTAGGATCCATCAGAAATTCCGATGAAGTTTTCTGCTGTGAGATTAGTTGATTGACTTACAACTTCCTGACTTGGAGTAAGAGTAGCTGTACCAGAGTTCATCGATGATGATTGATCAGTCTGACTTGAATTAGTACTTGTAAATGATGCTGAACTCTCGGTTAATGATCCTGAGGAATTGGCGGCCGCCAACGATGCTGTAGCATATGTAAAGTTACCATATGTACCAGTTAGCGATCCATCATCGGGAAGTTTTGCTGTTACAATATCTACTCCCGATAGGACGTTGGTTTGAAGTGTGACATAAATGTTGCCCGAATAATGTGTAATGTCCTGAGGTTGATCTTCCGACGATGAATTCCCAAAGCTATTCTGCCATAGAATATTTCCTGAACCATCAAATTTAGCTATCCATGTATCTATTACACCAATATTCATTGAGGAAGTAATATAAACATTATCAGAACTATCAACTGCAAGTCCCTCCGGTCTTCCTCGAACAACGCCTCCATTAGATAGTGTCATATATCTTTGCCATTGAATAGTGCCGGAACTATCCCATTTGGCAAGCACTATATAATCGTTACCGATTGAATCGGATTCAATACTAGCATAAACATTACCTGAACTATCAACAGCTATTGCATAAGCTTCCTCATTACCAGATCCATATAACTTGCGTGACCATTGAAGGGCTCCAGAACTATTGAGTTTTACAACCACTGCCGAATTTGATCCGCCACCAAGGGCGGTCATTCCAGCAATGTAAACATTACCAGAACTATCAACTTCTAACTCATAAGAATAACTATTATGTGAACTAGCATTAAGTTGTTTCTGCCATTGAATACTTCCAGAGGTATCGTATTTCGCAACTATAAAAGCACCAGACCCACCCCCATCACGACCTGTAATATAAGCATTACCTGAACTATCAATATCTATTCCCATACCAAAATCATGACCAACTCCACCTAAAGTACGCTGCCATTGAACAGTTCCTGAAGAATTATATTTTACAATAAAGGCATCATAACCACCTGCACCAACACCATATGTATAACCACCAATATAAACATTACCTGAACTGTCAACTGCTATTCCTACACCTCTATCCGTATAACTGGCACCACCTAAATATTTTTGCCATTGAATAACTCCTGAAGAATTATATTTGACTACTATCATATCATTACTGTTAGTACTTGGAAGATAAACTTGACCGGTAATATAAACATTACCTGAACTATCAACTTTTATCGCACGGACAAAATCATTGCTTGTTCCAACTAAAGTGTTAATCCAATGATTTACCCCAGCTAATTGGATAGCACTAACGGTTCCATCAGTATTAACAATAATCGTAGAACCATCAGATAGAGTTCCTGATGCAGTGGCTTCTAATGAACTTCCTGCTGCTGGTAAATTGGTTAATTGTGAAGCATCTCCATGGAATGATGTAGCAGTTACGACTCCAGATACTTGTACATCTTGGCTATCATGAATAACGGTACTTCCAGAAATTTGAATCGCCATTATTTCGTTTAAATCTTAGTATAATATTATTTATAAAAAAGGGGGGGTCTTTTAGAAATGTCAACCCTTCACTATTATTTTTGAAGCAGAAACAGCTGTTCCTGCAAATACTGAACCACTCTCACCCAATGTTCCGTCATCTTGTACATAATATGCCTGACCTGCTGTTAACCCAGATTGGGCATCATCAACAGAACCTGTGACTTGGATAGTAGCAGTTTGACCGTCACTGTAGGCTCCATTAGAAATTCCAATGAAGTTCTCTGATGTGAGAGTGGTTGATAGGGATGATATTGTAGTAGTAGAAGCGGGCAGATTAGATGCAGCATCAGTAAAGGATGATGCAGAATCAGTAAGATTTATTGTAGAAGTTGTGATCGATCTTGCATTAGTACTATATGAAGAATTGGTAGAAGTTCCTGAGAGAGAAGCATACGCAAGGGTATAACCTGGAGTACTATATGAACCAGTTAGTGATCCATCACCAGGAAGTTTTATAATATATGCGCCATCACCTGCGCTCTGCTGCCATCCAACAATATAAAGATTTCCAGAACCATCAACTACCAGATTTTCGGCAGATTCATATACTGTATTACCAACATCACCTAAAGTACGTTCCCATTGAATAGCTCCCGAAGAGTTATATTTGACAATTATAATATCATAACTTTTACCGGAGCTCCATCCACCAAATCCAGTAACATAAACATTACCTGAACCATCGACTGCTATTCCCCTGCCTTGTCCGTAACCTCCATTATAAGAACGTTGCCATTGTTCAGTGCCTGAAGAATTGTATTTTCCAACAAATAATTCAGTTCCAGAACTGCCAGATATTTTACCAGTAACATAAACATTTCCCGAACTATCAATTGCTACGCCCCAACCTTCGTCCCCTTGATTACTTGCTGAAGTTATTGCTCTATCCCATATGACTGATCCTGATGAATCAAGTTTCATAACTAGTATATCATGATAAGTAGCAACGGTTCTAGTTTGTCCAACAATGTAAATATTTCCTGAACTATCTAATTTTATACTATGACCTCTATCTTCTGTTCCTCCACTTGTACGTTTTTGCCATTGAAGATTTCCAGAGGAGTCATATTTAGCAAGTAAAATGCCTGAATCAGATCCACCGTTGTAATACTTACCAGTAACATAGGCATTACCCGAACTATCGACTGCTATATCATAAGTTCCGTGATCGCCAGCACCACCTAAAGTTTTCTGCCATTGAATATTTCCTGAAGTATCGTATTTGGCAATTAAAACCGTATCAGGTGAGAAAGTTGTACCAGTAACATAAACATTGCCCGAACCATCAACTGCTATGCCGCTGGCCGCGTCATTTGATGATGCACCTAAAGTACGCTGCCATTGAATAGTCCCTGAAGCACTGTATTTTGCAATAAAAAAATCATTACTACCAGCACCTGATGTTTGTGTGTAACCAGTAACATAAACATTGCCCGAACTATCAATTGCTATATCTTTGCCATAGTCAGTGAGTCCAGTTCCTAGTACTGCAATCCACGCAGATATACCAGTCTGTACAATAGTACTTACAGTTCCATCAGCATTTACAATTACTTTAGAACCATCTGCTAAGGTTCCTGATGCTGTAGCCTCAAGTGTTCCGCCAGATGCTGGTAAGTTTGTAAGTTGAGATGCGTCACCAACAAAGGAACTGGCAGTGAACATTCCAGATACTTGTACGTCCTGGCTATCATGAATAACAGTACTTCCCGATA